CGAATTCTTTGTCGTTAATCTTAAAGCTATGATTCATCGACTTGCTCAGGTTGCCCGAAGCGTTTTTATCTTCTTTTTCAAGAATGTTACGCGCTTGCTTAATGACTGCGTTAGCATAGTTTTCGAACTCCTTTTGCGTTCGGTGCATTTCCAGCTTCTTAGTCTCGCCACCAATCGTAACTAGATACTTAATAGAGGGCATTACACAAGTTAGTTGGGCTTGGCACTTTGATGGTAAACGAAGCAGACCATCCCGTAAGGCTGTTCGTCAACTTAGCTGTAAACGGTTCACACGATACAGGCATCTCAAATGACCAGTCCGAGGGCGTAAAGTTGTATTGACCTGACGAAGCGAGATGAAACTCGGCAATGACATCTTGCATAATGCCCAGCGTCTCAGAATAAATTTGCGTTACAAAGTCGCGTTGGTTTTCAAATACTACGGTAGCTACAAATACCTCATACGTGAATTCGGTATGCGTCCCCTCGACGCTGGCTTCCGTGACCTGAGCATACAACAAAGGAAATTTATCAATCGTAATCTGGTCTATGTCTACCTCATCAACGGAATGCGTGTAGAACGATTTTAGTTGCTGATGGTTGGTGACGATAGTTTGAAATACGTCGTTAACGTCGTTTACGGTCTGCATTGATATTTATTTTTTGAGACAAATTGAGGTCTTTTTCGTAGGCTAAAAAGGTAAAGGCTTCTTCTATCAATATACGTGTGACTCCTTCCATCTTTAATATATCGCCGTCCGCTAGTTGATAAATGATAGCGTACCATCCCCATTTCTGGGTCATTTTATTTTGCTCTCCACTACTGGTGAATAACGCTCTAAATCGTTGGCTAATAGAGTCTCGATACGATAAAAAAAAACCACCGCACCAATTGCTATGTCCATCGGGCATTCGCCCATCGCATCGACTTTAATCTTGCTAGGGCTGTACGTTTCAATTTCATACAGCTTTGCTTTCTTGTTAGTCACTTGACGATATAGTACAGCCATCACTTCTTGCAAGTTCTCATACATACCTTTCTCTAAGTACGTTTCTAAATCGGCAAACTCGCCTACCGTCAGTTCCTGCATATTTGGAATAAACCCGTATTCCACACCGTGGAGCATAAAGGTTTGCATAAGCGGGAAGTCTTGAATCTGTGGTTCTTGAAATAGCCAGTACAAATCCTTGGTCAACTTGGCTATGTCTTCTACGTGCATACGCTCGACTAGTTCTGCGTCTGCCCCACACAACACTTCCAGCACGTCGCTAATGGTTTTCTTGTTTCGCTGCCCTTCTTTCCATCGCTTCATCATCTCTTTGTATTGAGCGATAGTAATGTCTGCGTAGCTCTCTGGAATTGTAATGCGTACCTTCATTGGATAAAGTATTTGCCCGTTCTACGAAGCAGTTTATTGAGACAAACATACCGCACTGCGTCGATACAGTGATTCCATTCGTCTTTGGGTTGATTGAGTACCTTGCCGTTTTTGTCGGTCATCCACTTGTAGTTGCGGAATTCTTTTTGAGCATTGGTACTCGTGTCTTTGATGTACAGCTTGTACCTACGCATCAGGTCAATACCAATCCTCACGCTGTCTGCTCCTTTCTTAGCTGGTTTGATGTTGAAGTTCATACGGTGAATCTCCTCGATACTCTTCGGCTCACTGCTGTCTGCTATGATTTCTTCGTGTCTTGTAATGCCCAAATCCCTCAGCTTGTCGCCTATGTCGCTGTTCGTTAATCCACCGCTGTACAGTACCTCTTCAATATACAGAGCGTGGTCGTGTTCATAAACTTTGACTAAAGCCGTCGGGTCATTGGCGTATCCCCAGTCTAATCCCCAAGCCAAAAACTTTGCTCGTGCTGGCAACTCGCTGTACACGTCAGACCTAAAGATGGTCTCTCGGCTAATTCCGCGCTCACCTAGACCATAAACCGTCCAGTAGTACTCGTCGGTATCTCTGAGCCTTTCAATCTCGTCTATGGTCTCCTTATTGAGAAATGGGTTGTCTAGGTACGTTGACTTGTAGAACGACGCATCGTCGCGTGGAATTACGTGGTCATATATCCAGTGGTATTCATCGGACGGGTTGTAGTCCAGAATCATAGAAATGCCTTGGAAGTCATTGGAGGTACGCAAAGCTAACTGCCTGTACGATTCAAGGTCTAGCTCATTGGCTTCGTTGATGAAACAAAACTGCCGTTTCGCCCCTCGTATCTTTTGAGGCTGGTCAATGGAAATGAACTCCCACGTATTTCCAAATAGGCTGTACGTGTTTTCTGTCTTGTTGTGGTTGCGTTCGTCGTACCAATCCTCTCTGTCTAAGATGAAGAAGAAGTCCCGCATCACAGATGCACGCAAAGAAGGAAATGATTTCCGCACTACGGTGATGAGGTAGCCTGCGTTTGGATTGCGATAACACCACTCGCATAGCAGTGTAACAGTTGAGAAAGTCTTGCCACTACGAGTCCCACCTTGCAGTACGGCAATCCTTGTCTTGCAGTGCAATAAATCGTAATATGCTTTGGCTTGACGCATCTAAACAAAAATAGGGCTTTCGCCCTACTTTCTACTGTTTCATTTATGTACTCTCGTGGGAGTTGTACATATTTTTTTAATCAATCAAAAGGTGTGTCGTAAATAAATACAGGTGCGTTATCGCCTGATGGAATGCCTCCAATGATGTTGTAACTAAAGTGTTCTAACGCTGTCTCCTCGTCCATACCTTCTTTCATTAACTTCAATATTATCCGAGATGTACTGTATACCGCACGAGTACTGTAACCTACTGTATAGGTCAAGACGCAATCATCAAAGCCGTCGGCTAAGAGGCATTCGTTTTCTACTAGGATGTTTTTTAGTTCTTCATTCATCAATTAAGTTGTTTGATTCGCCCTCACGTTCCAGCACCTCATCAAACCAAGATGGTGGCTTTACTGCTTCGTCAAACTTAATCTCGGTCTCTTGTTGCTTAGGCATAAAGTATGGCATCAGACTGCTCAGAGCTTTTAGGTATTTCTCGTCGCTGTTCTCTCGCAAGACGGCAAGTGAATCTTGGATGTTTTCCATCTCGCCTTCCATTACCTGCACAAATAACTCACGAGCTGCTGACCCTACTTTGTCTTTAGAACCCTTGGGGCGTCCAGTTGGATTTCCGCTTTTCCCTTTTACAAATGTCATTTGCTTGTTTTTGTTTGTTCTTTACAACTCAATTTGACTTTTGAGGTATTCGATAATGGCATCCGTCTTTTGCTTGTAGAAGGTCTTAAACTCCCCTAGTTTACCTTGTGACTCCCACACCTTGTATATGACATTGCGTAGCCTCTGGCTTTGCGTCTTTGGTTGGTCGTATAGGTCGAGGTCAATTGATTCTAACTCTTCTAGTTCGGATTGCTCCATCGTCTCCCCTGCTTTGAAATATAAGATTCCATAAGTGTCGGTCAGTTCGTCGATGGTCATTACTTCGCTACTCGTCTTTTCTTGAGTTACAAAGCGTAGGCTTACCGTCTTGTCTTTCCGTCGTTGGTAGCCATCGAGGATGCCAGCCGTTATGATTCGCACGACGCTTCGTATACCTGTTGCAATTTGACCAGACGTTCTTTGAGGCAGCTACCGCATCGAGTGAAGCGTGCTTTGAACTTGTACAGGTCACGGTACATTTCGTTTACCGCTTTTTGTGTTACTGCCGTCAGCACACCTTTGTCTGCTTCTGGTTTAATGATGTCTTTGTACACCTTCTTTTGGTGTGCGTTCATCGTGGTAGCATATGGAAAGCGTTTGTTCAACCATTCCTTACGCTCTTGGCAACCGCAATCGTCAGTGATGGCTTGAACTATCTCCTTTATTCCCGTTGCTTCTGTTATCTTTTCGATTGTATCTCCCAGACCCTTGGACTTTTTCGATGTTCGTTTTGATGTAGTCTTTGGTTTTTTGGAGACTGACTTGGATTGTTTTTCTACTGATTCCTGTGGCATCGGTTAGTGTGTTTATGCTGTGATTATGCAGGTAATATACCTTGAAAATTTCGGCATCGAACCAATACAAATCGTCCAGCAGATGTTCTACGTTCTCTAGCTGTTCTTTGTAGTCCATCTCCTTGTAGCTGTCGGGCATCGTACCCAAAGCATTGAGAGGATATTCGAAAGTCAGATGCTCTTGCCATTTCTTGTACTTGTAGTAGAAGCGTGTGGTCTTGGAGAAGTTGCAGATTTTAATCCATCTGATGATGTACCAAAGCAACTCGCCCCGCTCGCACATCGCCTCGTACTTGTCGTCTTCGCGTTCGAAGATAGTCAAGGCTATGTCATTCACCAAGTCTTCAGCGTATTTAGATTCTATATATATGCTGGAGATTGTGATTATTTCTTTGTAGTTCTCCGACCAAAATTTATGTATGCAGGTCACAGTCGTGGGTTAGCTTCTTAAAGAATTGAGTTAGCTCGCGTAACTCTGGCGTGGTGAACTTGCGTAATGCATTACTCTCGGCAATAATACGTTCGGCTGTGCCTTCTCCGTACACTTGGTTCAGACGGTTGCCAAACTCGTAGTTCCTGCCACCCATCACCATATTGCAACCACCGCATTGTGGCTTACAATTCAGCGTAACTACCTTACCGTCTATCTCCTCGTAATGCCATCGCGTGCTGTACTTTTTGCGTGTCTGGAAATGTCCTGCCTGCATCCCTTCTTTTTCCCAGAAAGTTTTTTTGCCGCACGTCCAGCAAGCTACCATACCGTATTCATCGGCGTGGATTTTACGGACGTATATGCTGTACGCTGCGTCCAGTGCTTTGACTGCTTTTGTTCGCTCGCTCACGCTTTACAATATAAGAAAAGGAGGCATAAACCTCCCTTTCCGTTCAACCCAAAAAGAATGAAAACTACCTAATGAACCAAAGCGATAGTGTTGCAATCTAATTCCTTTTTTGCGTTTCTGCAAGCGTAGGGTCATATTCTGCATATGCGTCGAGGTGGTCGCGCAGTCTGCTTCCGATACCTTTGCCTTTCGCCTTGGGACTGTCTTTTACCAATTGCGCTAGATTTAGCGGTTCAAGTTTCTCCTCCGTGTATTTACGGTATTCGTCTTTTTCTGCCTGTATTTTGGCTTCCATAATATCCGTGCGTATCTCACCTTCATAACGCCGTAAGCATTCGAGGATTTCTGCCGACTTAAGACGCCCGTACAGCTTTCCGAATTTGCCCATACGAATCATATCAAAACAGACTTTGATTTCTTCAAGCCTAATCGAAGGGTGTTCTTCGATGATTGCCCGACACGTAAACCGCATCTCTTCGTCACTGCTCAATGTCTTCGTCGCATCTATGTCTTTGCATAGCCTACCTACTTCCGACATAATCCATCCACGGCATACAGCAGGATGAGTCTTCAAGGCTACTTGTATGTTCGTGCCTTTTGTCCAAGCCTCAGCGGGCGTAATCAGCCCCACATCATCATCCGTTAGTAATAAAGTCGTTAATTCCGTCAACGCTAAAGTTTTCTCCTTTGAATCCATTTTTTTCCTTTTTAAAATCATTACTTCTTCGAACCCACAATCTAGCACAGGCTTTCCAATCTTTCAAGGGTTTGTTCTTGCCTTGCACCCAGCCGTTCGCGGAATAGTAATCATAGAACGCTATCGCTTGGTCTTTGGCGTTGCCTGCGGGCATAATCTCAAAGAAATAGTCCTCGCATTCTTCAAAGTTTTTTGGCGTGCGAGTCCTATATATTGTTTTCTTAGATTGTTTTATTATATTGTTCTTATTAGGTAGACAAATTGGCGAGGCAGAGTCGCCATATTGTCTAGGCAGACTAGACAAATTGTCTACCCTGACTGGACACAGGTGTCTAGTCCGACCGTTTGAAGTCACCGTAACCAGCCCAGCTTCTTTGAGTCTACCGACTGCTCGACTGATGGTTCGTTCACTCACTCCGTACTCTTCTGCTATCGTATCGTTCGACTTAAAGAACGTATGTTCATTCCAGTTAAACGAGTCGATGTCACCCCATAGAATTTTGTCTACGGGTTGAAGTAAGGGATGTTCGAGGATTTCCCTTGGAATCCATATTCCTTTAAATTGCCTCATAGATTACTTCGATTTGAAAGTACGTGCTGTTACTGAAGAATTCGGCTTCCATTATAGATGCAGTCCACTGATAGTTGCCGTCGTCATCGCGATACAAGTACACGTACCGTTCCATTAATACTTCGTTTCCTTTGATTTTTGGTTTAACACCAACTTGCATTGATTGAGCATTTCGGTGAGTTTAGCACACTTTGCTCCGTCCGAAGCTACGATTAACGCAAGCAAATGCCTACGGTAATATCGTAACTCCGAAACGGTGCATCGTGACCAATCCTTAAATTCCATACTGCTGCAACTCGGACATACGTAAAGCTACCATATTTGCCCACTCTACCCTGTCCACGTCCGTATGCTTTATAATTTCGTCAGTGAAGTCAATAAAACGATGTGGAGTCTTGTTGTAGTACCTGTTGCTCGTTTGACGTTTCCATCCCAGCTTTTTGTTCATATGCTCGAACGTGCCGAAATGGTAGTCGATAAATGTTTTAAGTGTCATTTTTTCTTCTGTTTTTTTTGCCATTGTTCCCAATACGCAGGGTAATCTTTTTCGTGTTGTATCGCTGTCTTCGTAGGAAACAAAAATTTCTCTCCATCCTTGCCGTCAACCAAGGTATACCCCAATTGAAATACCAGTGTAGATACCTTATCCTTATTCATTTGCTGGCGCATATACGGTTGACGCTTTAGCCAAAACAAAAAGTTATTTACTATCTCGTGGTACTGCTCCTCCGAAGTTGCAGTGGTCAGAAACTCGTTCATCTTCTATGTTTTCAATTAGTTTGATAAAATCAGATAGTTTGCGCGGGGAGAAAAAAAACTCGTCTGAGTGCATACATTTTGTTTTTATCGTTACACTTAGGTCAAGCGTAACTATTGATTCGGGAGTTATTGCTTCGCCTGCTTTCATATCTCCTCCTCTTATGTCTATCCAGAATGCTTTTTGATTCATTAGAAAGGCACTTTTTGTTCTGGTGTATCCTCGGTCAAGGTGTCGCGTAAATGCAGCATCATACGAGCCGCCTGCTTAATCTCCTGCTCGTTGAATTGTGAAGCGTGCGTAGTAGCGTGAGCAAGGTATTCCATCGCAGCATTGATTGCCCACTGACGACTGATACGTTCGTCTTTCTCAGCCCAGTACGCTTCTTTATTTCCACCGCCTTGACCTTCCGCCTTTACCTTTTTAATCTTCAGTTTTGTACCCCATTTATTGGACTGTACTTCTACCTCTACCTCATCGCCAACAGCATAAGGTGGGGCTTCTGGTGACGTGCTAGCCGCTGTTCCTTCCGTTCCGTTTTCCAGCTTTACCCAGAAGTCGTAAAAGGTCTTTCCGTTCCACGTCCAAGGGTTATTGTCGGTCTTTTCAATTGATGCAATCTTAGTATTCATCTCTATGGATTTTTAATGGTTTGTAGATTTTGATTAGTCCCCAAAGGTATCGTTTCACTGTGTACACTTTGAGTGGTGGTTCAGGCTTCGTTTCGATAATTACGCATTCGCTGAGTATCTTATCTATGGCATCTTGAGGGACGGGAGGCAAGCCTAGTTCTTCCCGCCACGCAAGCCATTTATTTAGCTGTGTCTTGTCCATTTGCTTTTGCTTCGAGGTCTTCTATCTGTTGCTTGAGACAATAGATGTCGGTGTAGTAAACCCATCCAGCTTGCTTCAGGGCAATTTCTAACTCATCCTTGGACAAATCAGACACAAACCATTTGTCATACCCTACCGCACCTTTTGTCCAAGCAAACGAACGATACCCTTTTTCAAGGTAGTATTTTGGATTGAACCAAACCGTATCCTCGTCACACGCAACCCACAAATATCTGTTGTACGTTTCGTATTCAGTGCCACTCGTAGCACCAGTGACCCACGTTTCTTCTTGACTATACTGCATAACCCAAATCGTTTTTTACGTTAGATGAACTTTTGTGGCGTTTCTCATATGCCTTCCCACGCAAAGCGGGTTCTTCTTCTTGCAACTTTGCTCGCATACGTCGGATGCTTTCTGAATTCGTCAGTTGTCCAGAAGCAAGCATATGCAGGAAATCCATAGCCGTAGCTTCCGTGGTTTTTACGTTGTGACGACGCAGTTCTATATTCCACACGTTTGCCAGCAGGCGATAGTCGTTATCCCGCAGTTCAGGATACTGAATCAGTAGTCGTCTAACTACTTCTTTTGCTTTGTTAATTTTCATTGCCCTTGTTTAAAGATTTATGCAAATATACACATATACTCCGTAATTCTACGTGAATTCGTAATTTTAACAAATGCCTCTGTAACCCTTGAATTCATTGACTTTTTTAATATCTTTTAAAAAAGGTACTAGGAGTCCAGCCTTAAGGTAAAGTCGCTTTATGGGGCTAAAAACAGCCTTAAATCAAATTCGGGAATTTTACGGGTTTGCGGGTAAGGCACAAAAAAACCCCTACCTCGTTAGGCAGGGGCTTTCGCTTATCAAAGGAAAAAATCTACAAGGCAATGACTCTTGTAATGACGAAGTTACTTATTTCGTTTGCTACGACCAAGTACCACCGCGTTTAAAATACGCTTCAGCACGTCTACGATTTTATCGTCTCTGGTCGATTCAGTGAGAGCTGTATATGAGCCAGCCGCCGTAATAACGATGAGGCAAATTTCAGCCCAGTTTTCGAGGAAAAAATTATTCATTGATTAGGAATTTGTATTTCTCTTGTACGTCAAACGAAGGACACGCTTTTTCGCTGAACTCGTTATGACCGTGTAATTTGATGTTACCGAATAAAGTCTTTAGCGCATACCACAACTGTAACCAACCTAACTCTTGTTGGGCTGTCATAGTATCTGCTGGTTTGTTCTCCTTGCCACTACGCCCACCTATGTAACAAACTCCAATGGAGTCTTTGTTGTTGCCTCGACAATGCGCACCTACTATGTCTAGGTCTCTACCTTTATGAATTGTGCCGTCGAGGTAGATTACGTAGTGGTATCCAATGTCATCCCATCCTCGTGCTTCGTGCCATTGACGGATGGTATCAACGTTGATATGCGCACCTTCGATTGTATCCGAACAGTGCAGGATGACTTTGTTTATTGTTCTCACTC